TTCTCGGCAGGCTTCTCGGCAGGCTTCTCGGGCTCGGGCTCGGGGGCGGGCTTGGGCGCACGAGGCTTGCGAGGTTTGGGCTTACCAATCTCCTCCAGTTTCGACTCCTGCTCCTCCAGCTTCTCGCGGAACTTTGCAAGCTTCTCCTGAGCCTTCTCCATGTTGCGAACCTTGTTGGTTGCAATCTTCTGCTCCAGCTCAGAAATCTTCTCACGGGATGACTCAATCGCCTTGATGGCACGAGCATACGCGGGGGACTTCTCACGCTTGACAGTAATCACATACTCCAACGCCTCCGTCTCATCAAACCCGTAGTTGTCGGCGAGAACGCTCACGATAAACTGAATCTGCTCCATGGTATTGGTAGGCTCAGGTTATAGTGTGTGGGATGCTTACATTGGTTTTGGAAACCTTAAATCCGTTTTACGGAAAATCAAAAAGATGGAGTACCGACGAACATCTCCTGGGCTGCTTGCTGGCCAACTTCTGTCATCGTTTCAGCAACTGCCTTAACATCGGAAGTCGAGGCAAATACCACCCCGGCTGTGACTAGTCCTCCAAACAGCGATAGTTTGAGTGCGTCCTCCCATACAATCTTTTCAGCCTTAGTGCGGCGTTCTAGAGCGTACACGATAAATGCCACAAGGGCGACCGCAATAGACGCTACAATAATCAGCATCCTTTGTTCCGGAAACCAGTGAAACTTTATAGATTTAGAACGAGCTGTTCTCCTATTTTTGACTCAATTTCCTTGAGGGGATCTACCTCCTCCTTCGCATCGAGCTCTTCAATGTTTATTTCTGCAATATCATCACTGATGCTAATAGGGGTCTTTTCTTCGTCCTCCGAATCGCTATCGTCGTCAAACACAACTCGGCGCTTTGGTTCTTCCTTGGGGGCTTCGGGAGCTTCCTCTGAAGCATTCGAAAACTGTTTAGCAATAGACTGCCATGGTAGAAAGGAACGAATAACGTGCTCGAGGCATTCGTTAATAATGCGCTCAATCTCCTGACGATTACGAGCTTGCTGTTCTGATGATACACCAATCGTCTTAAACAGATACGCAGCCTGCCACAGCTTGCGAGCAGAATGGATATACAGTTCGTGAATAAACTTCTCCATCGTAGGGCGCTCAAAATCAACCTGAACATGCGAGGAAGAACCGCGGTAATGTAGAGACGCAAATGACTTCATGTACGCAAGAAATACACCCATCATAAGGTCGTCCAGGTATGTGCACTTTGTGGTCTTGACAATACGCTCAACTTCAGTCTCTAGCGTTGACCCCGACCATTCTGGGATCTTGGTCACCATGTTCTGAAACGTGCGGATAATTTGGTCGTTCTGTTCGTTGCGCTTACATAGCTCTTTTGAGGTATCATAAATACTCCAAAATCCTTCTGAAATAGGACTCACGATAAGTCCTCCAAAATGCTCGCGTAAGTGCGTCTTAGCAAAATCTGTATCGCTCATTTATTGACAATCCATCGCAATATTCTACAATCCATGACGCAAACCCAGAAAACGGATTTAGTACGTCTAACCATATGTCCACTATCCCCCCATCATGGAGCCTTATATCAAGTTTATGAACTCTGACTTCGACATCGAGAACCTCCAGTTCATCGACAAGATTGAGTATGGCGGTTATGACTTCTCGGTCATTGTGTCCTCGAAGAACATTGAAAAGACGTGTAAGGACTTGGATTACCTATTCTCAACTCCGAAGATTACCCGCGTTATCAATGTTGCAAATCTGAACGAGTGGGAGTTCTTGTTCTACGACCACACCGGGCAGGAGTGTAAGATTTATAAACTTGGTGAGTACATTTACTTATCACTGCCCCATTATCGCCCAATCGTAACCGATGTAAGTTCGGGGATTGCGTACTTGCGCATCTTTTACGACGCCTGTAAGCATCTGCTAGAGGAAGTGAACCGCAACTATCTTAATACCGCTCAAATTCTATCAGATGATTACTAAATCAATAAGTGTAGTGGAAGGAACTGTCACACCATATAATGAAACAAGCCTCTGAATCTCTCTGCGAGGAATAGCAGTATCCTTGCAGTATCTAGCAATAGCCTTATACAACTCAAAACCATGATAGCGTTCATGTTTTTGATTTGTTTTTCCAAATAGCACAGACGTTCCATCTTCGAGCGTCATCCAACGAATAAGCGTATTAAAAATAGGGTTTGTTTCATACTCTGTGCAATCCGGACCTTCTGGAAATAGGTCCCAAAACAGGGATGTAGCAAGACGTACTAAATCAAACGATGGATTTGGTTTGATAGATTCTATTTTTGATATGTGGAATGGTTCTACGTTATATTGACCACCGGCTTGTTCATTCGGAGAAAAATGATCGCTGACGAACATTTTCGCCTGCTTCATTCCTGCAACACGAACACTTCCAGTTCCTCTTTCAAAATCAATAATCTTGATAATGTATCCGTGCGTTGGTACTTTGAATGTTTGCCCTTCAATCTTGTAATATAGGTGTTCTTTCTCAGTCGAAACATACATGACATTATTAGAATGTAGGTCGTTATGGATGAAGCCGAAAGTTCGTTGAGCAAATGTCAGGGCAAATAGTATTTGAGACAACCACGCCATATGCTTGTTTGTATCCGGTTCCAAGCACATAAGTTCATACAGAGTTCCTTCGCATTTTTCCATAACCGTCAGTTGAACCGGAACATTTGTAAATGTAGCAGATGCAAACTCTTCGTCTCCTTCGCTTTCCTCATCATTCTCATGCTCTGAGCACTTGCATGACTCTATTTCAAATAGATAGGATGTTGAAACAGATGATGAATCTGAATGTGCATCCTCTTCCCCATCTTCCTCTCCAAATACTGGATTCATGTCAGGTACACTAATATTCGTATCAACATGAATGCCTTCCAGTTCTCCAATGTCTCCTAGCGTTGTTTCTTCGTCCATCCGAACTTCCAACTTTGCACTTCGAGTATGCTTAAATCCAGGAGCCTCCAGATAGTCTGCAAGTTTCAAATCATAGTATGTTCCAACATTCTGCGAGAACCAAGACTTTTCAACCAGATCAGGATAGTCATCTGAAATATCAATAGTATGCTTCTTTGCTATACCGGTATATACTCCATAAACTTCCGGAAAGTGAATGCACTTTGTATGGGAGAACATAGCAGAAAATAGGCTCCCAACATAAGCAGCGTTATGTGGTAGCTGAATCTTCTCATATATGCTCTTTGATACATCGCTAGTCGACGGAACACCAATCGACCCACCATAATCGCCTCGCATCCACTTAATCGGGTCTACGAGCATCGTCTGTTTGATGTGAATATCCTTGGATGAACCATTCAGGACAACAATCTTATTTTTGGATACAATAGTTTGAATGCCATTTTCCAGCTTGAGTCCGTGGTCTCGAACATTTTCAAGATGTTCGACCTTGAACATAGTTTCCAGCGTCGGGAAGAATGGCTGAATGTGGTCAACGCCCCAGTGCTGAGAGCCCTGCTGTTTCAAGTCCTTCTGCTTTGAAACTTGAATGGACAGTGGAGGTGTTTTCAGTTCACTGGAATGTTTCTTTTTAACCATTTCACTTATACCTCGGGTATAAACCAAAAGTAAAATCTTCACGCATCATCAGTAATAGGATGAACTTCCAACTGAGAAAATTTAATATTGATATGATTCGAGACAGATGTGATATCGACTCTCGTAAATCGCCTATGATTGTCATTATTGGAAAGAAGGATACTGGTAAGTCCTTCTTAGTTCGCGATATTCTCGCCAACACACAGGCATGCTTCCCTATCGGAACGGTTATTTCAGGAACAGAAGTTGCCAATGAGTTTTTCCAACATATGGTTCCTTCCAAGTTGATTCATGACAAGTACCGTCCTGAAATCGTTATGAATGTCATTAAGCGCCAGCTTGGTGTCAAGTCAGCGCGCAATAACGATAAAAAGGCTCGAGGTGGAAACTCTAGTGTAGACCCACGTGCCTTCCTGATTTTGGATGACTGTCTGTACGATAAATCTTGGCTGAATGAAGAGTCAACTCGCTACGTATTCATGAACGGTCGCCACGTAGACTTATCAACTATGATTACTATGCAGTATCCCCTCGGTGTCACACCGAATCTTCGTACTAACATTGATTTTGTATTCATCCTCCGTGAGAACACTATTGGCAATCGCAAGCGTATTTACGAAAACTACGCTGGTATGTTTCCTACCTTTGAAACCTTCTGCCAGTTTATGGACCAGTGTACTGAAAACTACGAATGTTTAGTCATTTGCAACAGTAGTCAATCTAACAAGTTAGAAGATCAGGTGTTTTGGTATAAAGCAACTGATCATCCGCCATTCAAGTTATGTGATGATGCCCTGTGGATAGATAATAAGCCCTTTTCAAGTTCTATGTTAGCACAGGATGAGTATGACCCTTCAGCGCTTAAGAAGAAAAACGCAGGACCATGGGTACATGTAAAAAAAACACACTAAACAAAATACAGTACTGCAAGCGCTGCGGCTACCTGACCGATGACATGATGTACGGCCTGCGTCGCACCAACTTTACCTGCTAAGTAAGCCCACAAAGTCACAGCCGGATTCAAATGACCTCCCGAAATAGGACCAGTTAGCAATACAGCTACCGCAAAGGCTGCAACAATCCACACAGTCTTTCCAACCTTTGCGATAGTTCCTAACAGAATAGACGTTCCAACGAACTCTGAAAGTAGATGAGCTAACATTTATATATGTTTAAATATTTTTAGTGCTTGCGCGTCTTGCGGGACTTCTTACGACCCTTGCGCGACTTCTTGCGTGTCTTACGGCGACGACCGCGGCCCATGTCAACATCCATGGCTGCAGGGGCTTCATCAGACGCCTTCATGCTTCCAAACATATCCGCCAGATCCGTGTTGATTTCCTTGCCGATAGTTCGAGACTTTTTACGCGTATCTGCCTGAGCGGCAGCCTTTGCAACGTCCTGCTGATACTGAGCACCCTGTTCGGTTGCTTTACGTTTACGCGACTCACGATCAGCCATTTATCTATACTATTACATTTTATAGGTCGCGAGGAGCTCCACCTTCGGCCGGATGAACAGGGGTCTCAATGCTCTGCTGAAGTGTAGCAGCCTCGGTCTCCCCAGCATCTGTAAGAGCCATCTTGCGACGCGTCTCATTCTCTTCGCGCTGCTTCTTAATCTTTTCAGCCTTCTCCTCCTCAAAGAAAATCTCCTTATTAACCTCGTTCTCCTTGTACTTACGCATCATCTCGTTGAGCTCCTTCTCGGCGTACTCAACCTCAGGCATCATAGTCTCTGAAGGGTCCCAAGGGAGCCACGCACCAACCTTACCCACAAAGAGATTGTCGCGAGGGTAGCGGCGCTGCAGCACCTTCGCATAAGTTTGAGCCTCATGTAGGTCCGCAAAAACACGACGAATCTTCACACCGCGCACGCTCGTATGAAACTCAACAGCCTCGCTGAACTGATTCTCAAGCTCCTTCTCCTTCTTGAGGAGAAAAACCTGATACTGCTCTACGATATCAGTCTTCAGAATGTCCTCATTGTGAATCTTAGTAAAAGCCTGGAGGTCCGAATACAAGTCCTCAACCTTCAAACTGTACTTCTGAGCAATATAAGCATTGTACTTTTCCATTCCCTTAACCTTCCAGTCGTACTCCAGCCACTCAACAAACTTCTCATTCATAAACTCCTGCTTCTGCTTGAGCACCTTCTCGGGAGAAATGAAAGACAGAATAGCATAACGCTGAGTAGGAACCTCTGGGTCCTCTTCTAGATAATCAATGGGACCATTCTCGTCCATTTTAGGGAGCTCTTCACGACGAATAGGCATTTGTTTATACTGGGCGTTGTATATGAAAATACCTTGTTGAACGAATGGAAAAAATCCCTATACATTGTTTACAAATCTCAGCCACTTATGCGAAGTCCTGATTCCAGTGAGTAATCGTTCCTGCTTCCAAAATCTCTTGCAGGTAATCGTTGACGCACTCATTTTTGCGATACGTTAGTTCTCTTGCATCGCCAAAGTCGATAATCCACACGCGCCCGTTCTTTTCGATAAAGTTGCGAGGCCACACATCGATATACTCAATACCACATACGTGATACAGAGTGTACAGATGGCTCCACATCGCAGCCAAAATCTTCGGAGGAATCTCATTGATGTCATCGCCGTAAATGTCTCCGATTGACATCTCCTCCAAGTCGAGCATGTCGATAAACGTTTCATAGTCCGTCTTGATAACCGGCGGACTCAGCCCATACTTAACTGCAACCATCTGCAGTCCAACTTCCCGTCTTACATAACCCGCTTTGCGCTTTGGGAATGTCTTGTGGAAGATCTTCATGGTGGGACGTGGCATCCAAGCCTTTGTTGTTTCGAATCCGTTTTTGGAGTTATGTTAGGTCCCATCGAATACGAGACACAAACATATAGCTATTCTTGATGATAACATTAATATCAGATAGCTTAGAGCACATAGCCACGAGGTGTACAAGTACCTGACTCTTTGAATTGAAATACATGGGAGCAGATGTATTCAGCTGAATGAGTGTAATCATACCATTCTCAGTGGGAGCTACATTCTTAGCACGGCAGTCGGTTCCTGCGGTTAGAGGACGAGCATCCGTTCCAACTTGTACATCATGTCCTGCTTGCAGATGCGCTAGGATAGTTGGAATAGGCGCATTCTGTGGAAGTTGAATAACACTGTCTTCCGAAGCCGTGAGACGTTCGGTTGCCGCCTTTTCCATATTTGCTTTTGCGATATTGTTATACTTACCATACTGCTGAGCAAACGGAACTACGGTATAAATATTCTCACCAGCCGCATTCTTTGTGGTTGAAATGAATCGAATGTACGGTGCAAACGTAGAAACCATTCGCTCAGTTGGGAAGAATATGTATTCATAAAATGTTCCGC